ACTGCCGCTGATATCGTTGCTGACCCATCTGCACCTGATGCATTTGTGAATGGCATTATGGAAGGTAAAGAGTGGGTTTGGGATGGTGGCATTCTTCGTGAAAGATATGCAGAAAAAACCTATAAGAGAATCAATACTCTTGTAGATCAAAAGCAACTTGACGAACAGAAATTAGGTCTGTTCCAAGATTTCTTAGCAAATCTCTAATTTATAAATAAATATAGTTTAATTACAAGGTTAAATCGGAGAGTTCAGATGTCCCGTAAGAGGAATTTACAAGAAATGGAGAACGCCGTGACCAGAGGTGCTGCACCTGCTGAGCCTATGCAGACTATGGCTGGTGTAAGTTATGAAGATCTCGGCGGTCCTACTCCAGAAAACTATCGTCCCGATGATGATAGTGCAAAACTTAAGGACCCAAGTGGTGAAGGCGGTCATGCCAAAAATCTCAAGTCCGTAAAGGGCGCCCTTTCGAAAGAAGAGGCTGAGGTTGAAGAGACCGAAATCATCGCTGAAGACGAAGCTACAGAAGAGGAAGTCGTAGAGGAGACAGTCGAAGAGACTGTTGCCGAAGAACTTCCTGAAATCACCGATGACGTTGATGTCGAAGAAGACGTTAACGCTCTGCTCGGTGGACAAGAACTCTCCGAAGAGTTCAGAGATAAGGCCAAGACTATTTTCGAGGCCGCTCTGAAGTCTAAAGTAACCGAAATCAGAGAGGCCCTCGAAGCTCGCTACGAAGCTCAACTTGTTGAAGAAGTTGAAGCAATGAAGGGAGAACTGGTCGAGCGTGTTGACTCCTATCTGGAGTACGTCGCTGACGAGTGGATCACCGAAAATGCAATCGCAGTCGAGCATGGTCTCAGAACCGAAATGACCGAATCGTTCCTTGAAGGAATGAAGGGTCTTTTTGAAAATCATTATGTAACTATCCCTGAAGAGAAATATGATGTTGTTGAGTCTATGGTAGACAAGTTAGATGAAATGGAGACAAAACTCAACGAGCAAATTGAGAAGAATATTTCGATCAACAAGCGTCTCTCCGAGGCAACTGCTGGTGGTATCCTTTCCGATGTCGCTGAAGGTCTGACGACCGTTCAGAAAGACAAGCTCGCTTCCCTTGCTGAGGGTGTAGAGTTTGAGAGTGAAGAGTCTTATAAGGAAAAGCTTGAGACTCTGAAAGAGTCGTATTTCAAGTCTTCTCCGAAGAGAAGTGAGTCTGAAGTCCTGACCGAAAGCACCGACCAAGATGTTTCTGGGTCGATGGCCGCTTACATGCAGGTACTTTCCAGATCAGTTCAGAAGTGATCTCAACTTTATTAACATAACAAACGTACACATTCATTAGGTAAACGCAAATGTTCAATGCCGAACATCTGCAGGAGAAGTGGGCACCCCTTCTTGAGCATGATGGTCTTGATCCAATTAAGGATTCCCATCGTCGCGCAGTAACCGCCCAACTCCTGGAGAACCAAGAGAGATTCCTCTCCGAAGAAAAAGCATTCCTGTCCGAAGCTCCTACTATGAGCGTCGGTAACGGTGGATACACTGGATCCGCCACCGCAACCGGCCCTGTTGCTGGTTTCGACCCTGTTCTGATCTCCCTGATCAGACGCTCCATGCCTAACCTGGTCGCATATGACCTGGCTGGCGTTCAACCAATGAACGCTCCTACTGGACTCATCTTCGCGATGCGTTCCCGTTATGTTGACGGAACCAACGCTGATGCTAGACTGGGTACTGAAGCTCTGTTCAACGAGCCAGATTCTGCATTCTCTGGTCAGTCCTCGACCAACACGCAAACTGACGGTTTCGTCAACGCTGCAACTGGTCTGGGTACTACCGCTCAGAGTGGAACCAACCCTGGTGCTCTGAATCCTTCCAGCAACGCAACCCAAGTTGGTTACGATGTTGGTCAAGGTATGCGTACCGACGACGCTGAAGGACTCGGTACAGGCAGCAACCATTTCAACGAAATGGCTTTCTCGATCGAGAAGGTCACCGTTACCGCCAAGTCCCGTGCTCTGAAAGCTGAGTACTCGATGGAACTGGCTCAGGACCTGAAGGCAATTCACGGTCTGAACGCTGAGGCTGAACTCGCAAACATTCTCTCCACTGAGATTCTTGCTGAGATCAACCGCGAAGTCATCCGTACCATCTACAAAGTTGCTGAGACTGGTGCTCAGGTCAACACCGCTCAGGCTGGTACTTTCAACCTCGACGTTGACTCCAACGGTCGTTGGTCTGTTGAGAAGTTCAAGGGTCTCCTGTTCCAGATCGAAAGAGATGCGAACGCAATCGCCCAGAGAACTCGTAGAGGGAAGGGCAACATCATCATGTGCTCTGCAGACGTTGCTTCTGCACTGACCATGGCTGGTGTTCTGGACTACACCCCTGCTCTCAACGCAAACCTCAACGTTGATGACACTGGTAACACCTTCGCTGGTGTAATCAATGGTAAGTATAGAGTCTACATTGACCCATATGCTGCCAACAGTGCTGCAACTCAGTACTACGTCATCGGTTATAAGGGTGCTTCCCCTTATGACGCTGGTCTCTTCTACTGCCCATACGTACCTCTGCAGATGGTACGCGCCGTCGGCGAGAACACCTTCCAGCCAAAAATTGGCTTTAAGACTCGTTATGGTATGGTCGAGAACCCATTCTCCCAGGGTACAACCCAGGGTAACGGTACTCTTACCGTTAACAGCAACCGCTACTATCGTCGCGTTGCCGTTACCAACCTTATGTGATATACTTTCACTCCGTGTGAAGGAAGTGCAGAGGGGTCTTCGGACCCCTCTTTTTTTATCTAAATACAAATAAAACTCTCATGAGTCAATCTCCCTTTGCGAAACAAATATCCAACAGGAACTACATGTCTCCTGTCGGGTTCAAATTTATCCTTTCAAAGGCACCGAAGGTTGACTTTATGTGCCAATCTGCAAATATTCCCTCGATCAGTATGGGAACTGCAGTGCAAGCCACGTATCTGAAGGATATTGCGGTTCCTGGTGATAAGGTTCTTTATGATGATCTGAACCTCAGATTCTTGATTGATGAGAACATGGAGAACTATCTCCAAATCTATAAATGGATTACTGGTCTTGGATATCCAGAATCCGTAGAACAATACAACACTTTGAAATCAGACGATCCATATTCTGTTATCAATGATATTGAACGCACGGACCCAAGATACTTTGAGTCCTCTGATGCAACGTTACAAATTCTAAGCAGTAATTATCAACCAAACATTCTTGTCAAATTCAAGGATGTCTTTCCGACATCTCTCTCTACTCTTGAGTTTGATGTGAGTGATAGAGACTATTCATACTTCACCGCACAAGTCAGTTTCAAGTATACCATATATGAGATAACTGATAAAAATGGTGTTAGACTAGATAACAAACCAACACTTGGCGATCCTAGATGATTCTAAACCTTGATATGATTCAGTCGATGTGGGAAGAAGATTCCAAAATCGATATTGATAATCTCCACGAAGAATCACTGAAAGTTCCTCAACTTCATTCTAAGTATCATGAGATGATGAACAACTTGATTCTTCTACGTGCAAAAGCTGAACAACTGAAGAAGAACATTCGACATGATCGATATGAATACTTCTCAGGAAAAGCTGACCCCGATGTCTACGTTGAAAATCCTTTTCCCAAAAAGATTCGCGACAAAGACACAATGCAAAAGTATCTTGATGCAGATGAAAAACTTTCAGAAGCATCAATGAAAATTCAGTATTACGATACGATGATTAGTTATCTTGATAGTATTCTCAAACAGGTTTCAAATCGTACTTATCAAATCAAGAATTCTATCGAATGGCACAAGTTCCAAGCGGGGTATAACTAATGGATTATGAATACGAAGGATCATGGGAAGGTGATGATGAGGACGTTCCATATGTTGAACTGGAACTAGACATCACGGATGTTCATACTCTGTATCGTGCCGTGTGCAGTGCCATTGATGTATGGCCAGGAGGTCGTCCATTGGAACAACAGAGACTCACAGCGATGAAAGATTTCCTATATAGGATAGTGTTGGAATACAAGTATAAAGTTCAAGAATGAAATCCTACGATCGTTTCAAGAAAGATTTAACCGAAGCAGTTCCATTGGCTGCACCTTTATTGGCACCATTGGTTCCTAAGATTCTTGGTGGTGCAGCTGCGGCAGTTGGTCTTGGTGGAATGATTCATCAGGCAACAAAACAGGGAGAGGGTGGAAGATCACAACCTGCTGATTATGGACAAGGTGGCACAGCGACTCCCAGAACTCCTAATGTTCAGAGACCTACAGGAAAAAACCCTAGAGCGACTTATAGAGAAAGAATGAGAGCGAGACAGAGACAAAGAGCGCAAGAAGCACAACGAAATAAAACTAGTGACACACAACACGGTCCATCTTTTGAGAAAGATGCAGCAGAAGCAGCAAGACGTAGAGAACAGAATATGAAAACACCTGATCAACGTTTGGATGATCTTATAGACAAAGCAGCTAAAAATATAGGTGTCAAGTTACCAAAATGAAAACATATAAACAGTTTCAAAAAGATCTTCCAGAAAACATGTTGTGGGAGAATCCACTTTTAAATTGGTTTAACAAAGGAAAGAACACTCGTATTCCTAATGAGGCACAGGCACCCTTTGGAACTCCTCTGGAATATTTCAAGAAAAATCCTAACCCCAAAACTCTGTTTGGTGATGATGCCTTGCAGAGAGGCATGAGCAATAAGGCATATAAAGCAGGTGAGAAACCTGGATTGATTGGAAGACCCGACAGAGCATTCGGTGTTGATATTCCACAGTCTATCAAGCAAAGAAGGTTCGTAGGAGTTCCTGCAAGTCAAGGTGGTCCTGGATCTGGACCAACTCCAATCACAAGAGAACTTATAAAGAGACCTATAAGAGCTGCTAAGAGTGGTATGAGAAGATTGAGAGGTGGCGGTGGACTCTTTGGTGGTGTTGAAACTATTCCAACTTCAAGTTCTCCAAATTCTTTAAGTGGTATTTTACAAAAGTCAAGAAGTAAGATATCACCAGGAGATATGATGCACCGTGGTGGAGTTTAGAATATCTTAACTAAATATCTTTAACTGAAGATATATGAATGTCTCATTTGATCATCAAGAAAAAGAATGAAGTTTATATCACAATAGAAGCCGAACCACACGTTTATCACGAATTATCCGATTACTTTACTTTCGATGTTCCAGGGGCAAAGTTCATGCCTCAATATCGAAATAAGTATTGGGATGGAAAGATTCGACTGTTTGATTCTAGAAAGAACGAACTCTATGTCGGTCTGATTGATAAGGTTATTTCCTTTTGCAATCGACAGGGATACACATACGAGTTTGAAGGAAATAAGTTCTATGGATTACCAATTGAAGAGAACGCCCTAGTGTCGCCAGAAGGGGTTGCAGACTACATGAAAAGTATTTCTGTACACAAACCCCGTGGATATCAAATTAAAGGTGTATATGATGCATTGAGACACAATCGTAAACTTCTGATCTCACCGACAGCTTCTGGTAAGTCTTTGATGATTTACTCTCTGGTGAGATACTTTGAAAACAAAGACAAAAATATTTTGATTGTTGTTCCTACCACATCATTGGTAGAACAAATGCATAAGGACTTCCAAGACTATGGTTGGGATGCAGATAGATACTGTCACAAGATCTATTCTGGTCGTGAGAAGATCACAGATCAACCAGTTGTCATTACAACATGGCAATCGATCTACAAACTAGAAAAGTCTTTCTTTGAAAGATTTGATGTTGTGATTGGTGATGAAGCTCACCTGTTCAAGTCCAAGTCTCTGGTTGGTATCATGACCAAACTGTTGGACTGCAAGTATCGGTTTGGTTTCACAGGAACACTGGACGGAACACAAACTCATAAGTGGGTATTGGAAGGACTCTTCGGACCATCGTATAAAATCATCAGCACTGATGATCTGATGACCAAAGGATATCTGTCGAAACTGAATATCAAAATCCTTACACTCAAACATCCTCCACAAAAATTTGAAAAGTATGAGGATGAAATTCAATATCTTATCGGTCACAATCAGAGAAATAACTTTATCAAAAATTTAGCATTAGATCAAAAGGGCAACACACTTGTTTTATACAGTCGAGTGGAAGCTCATGGTGCGTTATTATTTGACCTAATAAATAAGTACAAGGAAGAAACTAGAAGGTGTTTCTTCGTTCACGGTGGTGTTGATACTGAGGATAGGGAACTAGTTCGTTCCATCACAGAACAGGAAGAGAACGCAATTATCATTGCATCATACGGAACATTCTCAACTGGTATTAATATCAAACGATTACACAACGTCATCTTTGCTTCACCAAGCAAATCCAGAGTTAGAAATTTACAGAGTATAGGACGAGTCCTTAGAAAGGGGGATAATAAGGTTAAAGCCACTCTATTCGATATCGCTGATGACATTACATACAATTCTTCAAAAAATTATACTCTGAATCATCTGATGGAGAGAGTGAAAATTTACAATGAAGAGAACTTTAATTATGAAATACTCAACATTCCATTAAAAACATGTCAGAAGAGTTCCTCGCCGTTGTTAAGTTAGTCTCAGGAGAAGAGATCGTAGCAAAGGTCACTGAGTTAGAAGACGATCAAATCGTTATAGAATGTCCAGCAATGATGAATAGTTCTTCTTCTAGAAGAATGAATGTCAACATTGTCAAGGTAGAACCCTGGATCAAATCTGGTAGAGAAACCACATATATAGTGGGAATGGACAAAGTGCTCACTATCAGTGAAATCTTTGATGAAGACATTGCACACACGTATACCAGATTTGCAATGGCTTACTACTACAATATCAAGATACCTAAACCCAACAAGATCACTAAGGAAATGGGTTACGTGTCAAGTGTCAAAGATGCAAGAGCTTCTCTAGAGAAGCTTTTTAATGAAAGCTAGTTTGTCTCATCACCCTTGACAGAGTTAGTCTACTCATAGAATCACTACTTGTCAAGCCTGATAAGTGTGATATAATATTATTATGAATGATAAACATACCGATGTCTAATGTAATGCCAAGGACTAGGAAGAGATCCGAACACTACGTAAACAACAAAGAGTTTCTTGCTGCGATCGTCGCATACAAGGAAGAAGTTGCTCTTGCGGAAACGAGAGGAGAACCTAAACCGCGTATTACAAATTACCTGGGTGAGTGTTTTCTAAAGATTGCAACACACTTGTCCTACAAACCAAACTTTGTGAACTACATGTTCAAAGACGATATGGTGTGTGATGGAATCGAAAATTGCGTTCAGTACATTAATAATTTTAATCCTGAGAAATCCTCGAATCCTTTTGCTTACTTTACGCAGATCATTCATTATGCGTTTCTCAGGAGAATCCAAAAGGAAAAGAAACAACTAGAGATCAAAACCAAGATTCTTGAAAGGTCTGGTTATGATGAAGTCTTCTCAGACGATGGTATGATGGCAGGATCAAGTTCTGATTATAACAGCATCAAGGACGCAGTTCAAACGAGAATGTATTATCAATGAAGACAGCCATTATTACTGATCAACACTTTGGCTGTCGCAAGAACTCAAAACTCTTTCATGATTACTTTCTGAGATTCTATAACGATGTTTTCTTTCCCACTCTGGAGAAAGAGAATATCAAGACAGTGATCGACATGGGAGATACCTTTGACAGTCGCAAAGGTGTTGACTTCTCCTCTCTTGCATGGGCAAAGAACAACTACTACGATCGTTTACGTGATATGGGTATCACGGTTCATACAGTTGTTGGAAACCACACTGCATATTATAAGAACACGAATCACGTCAATGCAGTTGACTTGCTTCTTCGTGAATATGATAACGTAAAGGTATACTCTGAATGCACTGAGGTTCTGATAGATAAACTGAAAGTATTGTTTATCCCGTGGATCAATGCAGAAAATTCTGAGAGCAGTTTCCTTTCGATTAAAAATTCAAGTAGCAAGTGCGCGATGGGGCACCTTGAGCTCAACGGATTTAGAGCGCATCGCGGTCACATCATGGAAGAGGGTATGGACTGCAAACTATTTGACAAGTTCAACAAAGTCTTTTCGGGTCACTATCATACACGATCCGATAATGGAACAGTGTTCTATCTGGGAAACCCCTACGAAATGTTCTGGAATGATTGCAACGATACTCGGGGATTTCATATTTTTGATACGGAAACTCTAGAACA